GCGCGTTGACGACGGCGTAGTTGCCGATGCCGTCTTCCTTGTCGAGAACTGTGTCGAGGAAAATGTCTGGGGCGAGGCTGCTGGCGCCATCCGCCTTGGAGGGGTAGTAGTTATAACCCGTGTTGCCCCAAGCAATGCCATCTTCATCAGTGCCACTGGTGCGTAGGCGACGGACGCTGCGACCTTGGGTTGCGAAAACGGTGAACGAGCGCAGGTCTTGGATTGTTTTGCCTGAATAAGCGTTGAAGCCCAGCAGTGCCAGGTTGTTGTATAGGCTTTTTACGACTTTGCCGGATGCGTTTAATTGGTTGTAATCAGTAAACGGCTGAATTAGTTGTTCAGTTACAGCCGTAATCGTAATCTCGGGACCGGAATCAAACGAAAACTGGAGCTGCGTATCAGCGTCGTAGTTAAACAAGTCCCACTCGTTCAGGTCTGCGGGGTTATTGTTTTTGGGCGGAAACGCTCCAGTGGCAGCAGCTTGTTTTTCTCCGACAAATTGAATTGAGGGGGTAGTGCTTGCTTTGCTGAGTAATTTGTACGTTCCGAGGGTTTCGGTGACGGCATTGCCTGCATTGGTTAGGTAATAGTAGTTGTCATTGATAGCAGCTTCACTGAGCGGGTCAACGACGGGTTCCAGCTCAAACTCCCAGTGGGTTGCGGCGTCTGGGTCGGTAATGCCGCTGTTGAACTTGAAATAGACAAAGTTCTCGTTATCGGCAGCCCGACTGATAGCAAAAGTTCCAGGGGCAGTTGCCCACACGGTCTGGCCGACCTCTCTGTAGTTCAACTTGAAAAGACTGACGCGGGTTTTGATGCCGTTATCGCTAACGGGGTAGCCGCCACGGCGCTCGCTGCCGTATTCCAGTTGACGCCCGCTGATGCGCTTAAAGACGATTGCTTTTAATGCAAAGTCAACAATATGACAAGCAGATAGAGTTTCGTAAGTTGCTGTAGCTATACGAGCCAGAGCCTTTGTGTAAAAAATGTCGTCTTTATAACCACCTGCAATGGCTTCTAGATCCGAATAGCGACGGAGTGTATTTTTTTCGCTAGCCGTAAGCTCGCGTTTTTTCTGGTACCCCTTAATTGCAGTCACCCATCTGTACTGACCGTATTTATACCCATAACCATATACGCCAGGCTTTAATCTCCTTATTTGCCCCCTGCCTGCGCCTATATAATCAAACGCATTAGCATCGTTTACTTCTTGTTGGATTTGATGGTATACAGCCTCTTGGATCTCGCCTGATTCTACAAGCTGTAGTGCGGTTGTAATGCTCGGACGCTGATCTTCATCAAGTAATACTTGAACACTATTTTTTAGTTTGTTGCGTTCTGCTATTTCCGCTGCAGTTAATGCACCAGTTGCGGAAGCGGCGGTAACACTGCTGTATTCGGTGCGTGGTGCTTGACCGGCTTTGATGCAAGTAAGTTTTATCGTAATGTCTTGTTCGTCAATGTTGGTGGCGGGTATATCAGAAACCCTAAACAGTGCCGTACCTAACTTGAACAGGCTTGCGGTATCAAATACGCTCAACAAACTGCGCCTAATATCTTTCGCTTCGCGCCAAGCATCGTTGTCACTTTCCAGAAAATTTGTTTGGTTGAATTTGACGGAAAGAACTTCGTTTACACCGATATTTAGGCCAGTTCCAGCAGTCCATGAAATTCCACTGGCAGTAATAAATAGTGGAGCTTCCATCTTGTCGCCACGCGAGTTGCGTACAAACGACCAGATATTTAACGGCACGACCCCGTATACCCCAACGGTATTAGCTGTGGTGGGCGAATAGGCTTGGCTAAAACCGTCGGTGCGGGTGTTGCTGGTAGACGGCTGGAGGCGGTAGGGATTGTCTGTGGCTTTGCCGTAGCGGGTGGGATCCGTGTTTTCTTTGCCGAATACTTCGTCCTGGCGTTGCAGCAGTCCGGTTGCACCAGGGTCGAAATACATCCAGATGTTTTCGGTCATCAGATCACGCAGGGGCGTCTGACCGAAGGCGGTTTTGCCCGTGTCGATGGCCGTGATGGCGCCTCCGCTCAGCATCATCAACATTTGGATGAACTGACTGGAGCCGTAACTGCGGACAGCGGACCAAAGCAGGGAGGCAGTAACGCGCACGCCGCCGTTGGGGTTAGTGCCAGTGCCGGTGCCGCGATTGGCGTAGACGAGGTTTACCGGGTCGCCGTAGGCGGCAAGTTCTTGGGTGGAGTTAAAACCAAAGCGGGGGGAGAAGCGTTCGTCGCGGGTTTGAGGCTGGCCACCGCCGCGTGGCGCTTCAAGCGACGGGATTTGTGGCTGGTTAAGTAATGAAGATACGACCGTAAAAACGGTTCCGATTAAAGACAAAACCGCAATAGTTATGGAAACGGGCTCGTTTCTTATGTCAAAAATTGTGCCTTCTTTAGGGTCTTTATACGTTTCTTGAAGGGCTATAAATTCCAAATAGTCGTCCTTGCTGATGCCCAAGGTTGCGATCAGCTCGTGCTCAAAGGGCAGCAGCTTGCGGGTCATCGGTTCATCCAGAAATATGCGCCCATTCCAGCAGGAATCTGGCTACGCACCACATTCTGACTTGGCGCGATAAATAGTACCGTCTCGTCGTCCAAAACAGTGGCTAACGCGGCTCCGGCTTCACCGGGCAAAAAGGCCACTGCCCCGTGCCGAGGTGCATCAATCCGGGTGCCATTATCAAGCAGCCAGCGCAAAATCAACTTGCGCGGGAAGGTTTCGTCGGTGTAGTCGCGGTAGACCCACTCAAACTGCTCGGTGTAGTCGGCAAAGCCGAGGCGCTTGTGGACCTCGCACGCCAGTTGGAAACAGTCGGTTTTGCCGCTTCCGTCCCAGGGAGCGTGGCCCCAGCCGTAACGCAGTCCGATTAGGTCGTTCATCGCAGCGAGATGTTGGCGTTCAATGGCAGCGGTCCAACGAGCTGGCGGGTGACAGTGCGGGAGGGGAAGTTAGATATCACGCTGTCGATGGCGGAGCGGTAGCGCAGCTCAATCGTGGTTTCGCTCACGCTGGCACCAATGCCGACCATGTACTCCACTTGGGTGGCGCCGTTGGCGGCGATCGTGTTGCTTGAAGTCAGCCAAGCCGTTGTGAGCACCAGGCGGCTGAGGCGGTTTCCGTTGCCGGCGTCCAGCAGTTTGATCGCAAAATCGACGTTGGGGAACAGGATTTGGAGGATGCTGTTGTCGCCGGTGTTGTTGGAGACCGAGCCCTCTACGCGAAACGGGGCGAACTCGTAGAAAACAGTGCCGTACTTGTATTTTTGGTTGACGAAATAATTTTGGTAGCGGTGGGTGGTGCCACTAGAAGTCGTCAGGTTGAAAAATTGGGCGATGCGAATGTCGATGGCCATCGTCAGTCGTCCGTGCTGGGGTCACGCAATTCACCAATCAGCGAGATCGACACGTTGTAGATACCCCGGCGCACGCTTTCAACCTGGGGAGGCTGCTCGTACTGATACCGCAGGTTGCCGCGATCTGCTGCGGTGCTGTTGACCTCGGCGGCAACATCGGTGCTCATGCCAGCGGTTACGTTGCTGGAAAGCTTGAAACGCTTATTGATTGAAGTCTGGCTGTGGTAGTGATCCAGCAGGGTATTGACCGTGGCGTCTGGGACGTTGCGGTATTCCAGGTCGAGCTTGGCGCCGTAGGGGAGATCACCGAAAGTGCGGCGGGCGGCGATGCCGGATAGCGTGCGATACACCTTGACCGGATAAACGCCGGGGGTAAAGCGCCGGGAGGTTGGGGTTAGCGAGGGGAAGGCGGCCATCAGATTCCGACCTTACGGCGAGTGCTGGGGGATTGCTGCAGGCGATCCAGGGTCATGGTCATGCCACGGCTGGCGCCATCGCGGGCGGCTTGGCGGCGGGTAACGGCCATGGCAGCCTCCAGTTGATCGCGGCTGACGTATTCCACCCCGTTGATCGTGCTGGTCTCAAAGCTCATGTTAAGGACAGGACCGCCGCTGGAACCAGGGGCTGCGCCCATCGAGGCACGCAGATCGCTGTTGGACATCACGCCGCCGCTGGTGCCAGGCACAAACAACTCGGGGCCGCGCTCGCCGACAACAAACGGCACGCCGCCTTTTACCGGACCGCCACCGGCTCGTTTGCCAAAACCTTTACCGAAACCAAGGAAAGAGAGGATGCCGACGCCTTGCCCGCTTGGGTCACCTAAATCAGCCAGAGCGTTCAAACCGGCCATCATCAGGAAGCGTCCCAGGCTGGCCAAGGTGTTGGCCATAACCTCGTTGAAGTTATCGGCTCGGGCGATCAACGCATCAAATACGCCGGTAAGGGCATTGCCCATACCTTGACCAACATTGGCGACAAGTTGTTCCAGGGCTACTTGCTGTTGCAGTTGAGCGTTTAGTTCTTTAATGACTTCTACGTGAGCTATTGCGTCTTCAAGAACTACACCGCGACTCACCAATTCATCTATAGCCTGCTGACGCAGGTACTCTTCTTCTTTGCCTTGCAGTTTTGCAGCAAGAAGACCGATTTCTTGTTGGGTATTTTTTAAAGGATCGGCTTCGTTTAACAAGCGAGATTGCTCAAGCCGAATGTCCAAAATGGCTTGTTCGTGGTTAAGTTTTTCTGCCAAAATTTCATTAGTTTGAGCAGTAAGCAGATATTCAATTTCCGCATTGCTAAGGGCTTCTCTATATAGAGTTTCGTATTTGACCATGCGCTCCATGCGCTGCTGGTCCATATCTGCAGCAAGCTGCTCTTCTTTGT